GTATGACATTATGGAGATGACGCCGTCGTGTCCTTGTCAATTACATAATTATAGGTATTTTGACGTTGAGATGAGGATGATGGCCCACAACGCAGTTGAGGGCCTTGAAGATTGTAAATTGTTTACAGAAAGCTATCCAAGCTTCTGGAACGTTTCTATGGATGAGGAAGGACAGTCTCAGTCTGACCCAGGGTTGGTTCCGAACCCCAATAAACGGAACACTATGGTTTATGTTCGACCTGTTAAAGGACGTAAACCCGGAGAGCGACCGAATGTCAATAAGACAGTTCGGGACTCTAATGCTAAATTTCGAAACAAGAGATATCGTGATGAGAATCTATGTCACGGTATCAAACCGTCCTCTAGGAAGTTGTTACCTAGTGAGTTGCGGCGTTGTAAAGAATTATTCCCAAAGGTTTGTTTAGGAGATTTTAATCTTACAAACTTGCGGTTGAGTTATTATCGATTCAATGCCCTGATGTACAAAATGGGATGGTTTAACAAGAATATAGATTGGGCAAAAGCTGAGCGTTGTTATAAATCAGTTATGTCCGGAAAGCAAATTCCAAACTGGAATTCGAGAGAAATATCAAAGAAACCTGCGAAGTATTCTTCTATACGTGTATTCCTTAAAAATTATAGTTTCTTTCTCGGTGTTTTTACCGATACTGAGAGAAACATTTTGTCAAATTATGTGGATTACTGTCAAGGAGATAGACGAACGCATAAATTAGAGCGATTGGCTCCTAGGTTTGTAGCCTCAGGAGATGATTGTTATGTGTCTTTCGAGAAAAAACAGTTTGTGGATATGCCAGACGAAGAAATCCCTGATATTGAAGATCTGGGAGACACTTTACAAATAGGTGAATCTCAAGGTATTTCGGACCTTTTTAATGTTAAGAAAAGGGTGAAGGAGAATGTAGGAGAAATGGCTTCCGCTGCAATTAAAGCTGCAGCATGGGATTTTATATATTCTATACCAAAGAAAATAATGGATTTGTTTTATGGAGTCAAAGGATCAATAGAATCGATGCTTGAAAAAGTTCGATCTTCTTTCATAAAATTATTCCAGTGGGTGAAGGAGAAGTTTGCTAATATGATGAAAGCAACATCTTCGTATCTGGAAGGTCTAACACCAGGAGTTTTACTGGCATGGACAGTTCTGATCTTCGGAATAGTAATCTCTATGTGCAAGGGTTCATGGCCATCTGTTGTTATGATAGTGGTTGGATTTTTGTTGATAGAGGTATGTAGAGCCAACGGCCGAACACCGGCACCGAGAGCATGGGAGATAATATATGAACTCTCAGACTCGACAGGATCAGGAGTAGGAACTAGTCAAGCAGGAGGGTATCTTTTAGGAGAGACTTTTGCGATGGTGGTGGCCATTCTTGGTTTAGCGAATTCTGCTACGAGATTGGTAGACGTTGTCCCTAGAGTTTTCCACACAATTAAAGATGGAATGATTTATTACTTCGATTGTTTGTATTATGCGATTATGAAGGAACATCTTGTTGTGAGTAGAACTGAGGTGGATGATTTGGATGTTTATTTGAAGAAGATTCAAGTATTCTTTTCAGATCCCACGATACCTAGTACTTATCTGAAAGAGCCAG